GCTTCTTTCTATGGATAGACTCCGAAGCAGAGACCTACAAACAGGATATGTTTTGAGCAATGCGGGCAATTATGCCTACACTCATCACCGTCCTAACGGCACGCCCTCGCAAGAGAGCGCGTCAACCTTCATACCTTTTGGTTCCAAATGGGATACCAATGGCGTGGAGTACATGATCGATGAAGTCGGTCCTTTTCTTAAGGATCGGCCAGTCCTTCATGCCCGGGCTAAGCGGACCCTTGATGGGTCTGCCTTATATGCTCATTCTGGCGGACTAGACAATACACCTGGTTCTTATACTGTATACTCGTCGCAACTTGCGGCAAAGTGCCAGTACTCGTTCAAGGTGGGAGTCATAGGAGTCCCTACTAACGATGGAAACATCGATGGGATCACTCCAGTCTGGCCGGAACATAACGACACTCAAGTTGTACAGAATTTGTACACCAGCGCTCGTAAACCGGTTGTAGAAGGCATGGTGAACCTTGTAGAGGCTAACCAGATTCCGGGTGCGTTTAAGGATTTGGCTAAGTGGATACCTAAAAATAGGTTCCTCTATACCACGTTCCAGAACGCTATCCGGGCGGGAAAACGCAGGATCAAGAAAATCTCTAATGCGTACTTGGCATACCAATTTGGTGTTGCCCCGTTGCTAGGAGATATCTCGAAAACCAGCAAATTCCTATCTGATATGTCTCGTCAGTTCACCAAGTTTGCATCGGACGGCACCCAGTATAAACACCTCGTATTAACGGGGTACTGTACAGGAATGCCAACTCAGCCTGCACCTGGCGGAAATCAGTATCCCCGTCAATTTAGATTGACGATGGTACCTACTGTCCGCTATGTGCTAGCGTATCGCTACAAGCGTTTCCTTAAGGATACGTTCGTAGATAAAGCCCAGTTCCTCGCTCAGAGGTTCGGGTTTACCGATCTTGCGGAGATTGCTTGGGAACTTGTTCCCTTCTCTTTCGTCGCGGATTGGTTTGTTGATACAGCAGGGCTACTAAGTTTGATAGACGACAACCTTGGTCTTGATCCCATCGAAACCATTTCCTGCACAAAAAGCTGGAAGTGGCAAGGTGAGATGGACCATTTCGTCGACGTCTACGGATTTGGTACTGTTACAAAACAGTATTCTTCCAAAATAGCCTTGTCTGAGTATTCGTACTATAGACGCTCGCCTCTAGGGCGGACCACCTATGTGGGACCGTCCGCAAGGTTCGGAAAAAAGCAACTCCAGTTAAGTCTGGCTCTTGCTATTCAGCGCTTAAAATAACGCTGGATCGAACCTGTCTAGTTGATAGGACTAGTTACTAACATACTGTACCACGCCATATGAATGCAGATCTGACATTCAACACGATCGTTTTCAAGAAGTCCTTCGATTCGGAGGACGGCTCGGAACGACGCTCAACCACACGGGGTATCAATACCCCCGATGTCATGTCTATCAAACGACAAGACGCGGTCCAAGCCAAGAGCAAGGAACCCATGAAAAGGTACCTTGTTCGGGTGGATCGCTCGGACCTCAATGCGGTAACCGGCGTGACTTATGTCACGTCTGCGTACGCCGTTGTTGAGGTTCCGCAAAGTGCAACCTCTGCGCAAGTCACCGATGTGGTGACTACGTTCAAGGCTGCTGTGGCTGATGCGAACTTGATTGCCAATATCCTGAACAGCGAAAGCTGAACAGGTCAAAAGGCGGTTCGCCGTTGATGACCCTTGCGGGTGTCCGTCCCTAGCCTCGCATACGCCCTTTAGTGGGCCTGTGCTTGGTTTTGGTTCGGGCACCTGCTTTGGTCCTAACTCAGATGCAGAACTGGGCAGTGGTATAGACTATACATATGCAAGCTATAGAGCAAACATACATAAGCCTGCTAGCTGACGTAGGTCGTCTGAGCGGGGTACCCTCCATAGGGCGCTCTGCTTTTGAAGGCCTGCCATGGTGCATCAATGATGCACCGCAGTTGGAGAAGGAGGTTTTGGCCTGGATTGAAACAGGATCCGATTTTTCGGACACCTGGCCGTCCTGGTTGAAGCCGTTGAGAGATAGGTTCGTTAGGGACGAAAGTCCTTCGGATCTACGACTCATTAGGCAACTCCTACTGTTCTGCTATAAGGCCGAACACAGACATGACATACAAACCGCTAAAACGTCCCAAAAACAATGGGCGCGCGTTCAAGCTTGTACTAGCCTTTTTGATCCTGATTCATTATCGGGTTCTTGGAGGCGGGTTCTTGCGAGAGCACGTAAACATTGCACTGCAAGCCTTGGAAACCTTGATTGGAGTAAAATAACTCCATACCACGGTCCTGGGGCTGTGTTTGACAAGTCCCTTAATAAAGGAGTTTGGTCTAAATGGTTTTCAACCATCGAAGCCTGCTACCCCTACAAGGATTACTTCTATCTTCCGAATCCCGACCATTGGGCAGATATGCCCCTTGGAGAGGACGCGATCGACGATGTAATTGTGGCTCGTCTCACTGCAGTTCCGAAAGATGCTAGAGGCCCTCGGCTGATTTGCGTTCATCCTACTGAGTCCATTTGGATCCAGGAGGGTTTGCGTGATCGGCTTGAAGCTTCCATCAATCGGAAGGATACTCCACCATGGATCTGGCCGAAAGGCCAAGTCCATTTTGATGACCAAACTCCGAACGGGCAGCTAGCTTTAGCAGCTAGTATAGATCGTCGTTACGCCACACTGGACCTCAAAGAGGCTTCAGATAGGTTGAGCGATATTCTCGTCCGGGAGTTGTTTGGTTCTCACTATCGGTGGTTCGGTTGCTGTCGGGCTCAGTACGCTGATATACCTGCTCTTAATAAGCGGGTCCCTATCAGTTGCTACGCTCCTATGGGGAACGCAACAACGTTTCCTGTACAGAGCCTGGTATTCTGGGCCATCTGTGTCGCTACCATGGAGGTCTTCAGCTCTGCTGATCATCTCCTTGTGTTCGGAGACGACATCATAGTCCCTACTCGGTTTGCGCCTCTAATTAAGGAGGCGTTATGCCGTTTTGGGCTAGTGGTTAACCATAATAAGAGCTTCATTAATGGAGCTTTTCGTGAGTCTTGTGGGATTGATGCCTTCAATGGCATGATCGTCACTCCGACTCGATGGAAGACCACCTATGATCCGACTTCGTTGACTGGACTCCAAGCGATGTCTGCGATAGCTCAAAGTTTGAGAATCGCAGGTTACTTGGAGAGTTCGATCGAATTATACTCGATAGTTGCCGCCCGGCTTAAAGGGATCTATGGTAAGAGTTTACCTCAAACCAACAATCCTGAGCATGGTGGCATCGCCGAGTATACGGAGTGTTGGAGTTCTGTTGTCCAAAATGCATATTTGCATCAAGGGCTTCAGCGCTTCGTCACTCCGGTATACAGACTGAACGAAGGTAGTAATACCTTCGTACATGGTTGGAACCATGTCTTGTCAAGTCTGTCCAGTCTGAAAAGGACTGGTCGTTCGAACGATCCAGCGCGTGCGCCGTCTCGACGCACTCGGCTGAATCGGGGCTGGACGGACCTCCTATAGAGGAGAGCCG